TCCGATCGGCAGACTTTTTTCTGTAAAGAAACGCTTTTTTGACCAAAGAAACGGCAAATCTAAAAAAATGCAACCATAGCAAAAAAAAGCAACCTTTTGACATCCGTTTCGTTGCTCTCACTCATTCGTTTCTTTGCTTGATTTCTGCTCTCCAAAGAAACGGAAATCCGTTTTTCAGATGCTTCTTTTCATAGCAAAAAGTACATATTTTCGGCATTTTATGGGTATAAAAAAACGGAACGACTTTTGTATCAATCGTTCCGTTGAGATTTGCCAAAGAACGCTTATTTTGATACAATTTAGGGTGCGTTTTCTTTTGCATTGAACGTTTTCTTTTGGTAATTTTCAAAGCAATACTGATAGATAGTTAAAATTATCTAATTCGTAAAATATGATCAATTCATTATTAGACTCACACTCGAGATATTCTATCGTTTCACTTTGGTACAATATACTCATTTCATTGAGATAAGGTTATATTTTTAAAGTTGAAAAAGCTATCGTTCCGAAATTAAAAACAAACAATTCCATCTACAAGTGCCTTATCATTGAATTCAATTTTATGCCACTACTTTGCTTATTTTGTTTTGTTAAATTTGAAACTGAGCAAATATTCTTTATTAATACGGTAGTAATTTAGATATTCTGATAATTACGGCTCTCACTACGTGTTGTATTCATCACTGTACCAGATTTTCAGCTTAACGATATACTGGCGATTGCCTTGATTAACAAAAATTCCACCAAAGGTATCCGTATCATTTGCTATATCGTTTATTATAAGTTTACTCCATTCCGCTCCATCTTAATCTTTGAATCTGCTTAGAGCTGTTTTAACACGTTTTTTCTATGGTTTTACAGGCACGAAGTTATTGAACTGATACTAAAGAACGGCGATGCTTCATCAAATTCCATCCGAAAAAGCTCGAATTTGATGAAACACTGATAGAATATCTGCTCACAGCACTTACAATTTTTGATAACAATTTGTTTTTTAAATTAAATCAGACGTGGCGGTAAGTGTTGAGAAGTTAAAAAGAAAACATCCTAGTATTCCATAACATTATAATCTTGCGTGAATTGTTTTTGTGTGGTATACATAGTCTTATCACAGGATGAAGAGAATTATTATGCCGACTAAAAATATATTATTGAGTTAACCGAGACAGATCGTAAGCATACCACAGATATTGTTAAAAGAAAAGAAATTCACCTGCAAAAATCATTCTAAGAGCCAATATACTTCTCGCTTCCGACAGAGGAAACAAGAAACATATGACAGTTGCAGAAATTGCATTGGTTAAGAACGTATACCTGACCTTAAAACACCCCGCACCCTATTAAATCATGGTATGTTGACCGAAATAATAAACAGCGTAGCGTTGAATGGCATTTTTCTACTTCTGATACCAAAACTAAATTAAAGCATCTGTATCCGGTTATAAATATTTAGCTGCTACAGAGTACTAGAACAAAACCTTTTCTATTAATTGAACAAATCCGTCAACATTTTCTATTATTTTTAACTTGTATAAGTTTGACAAAGAATTATAGATAACATTTGGGGTAATGTTGTTACATTCGCAGGATTTCAATGCATCATTTTTCAATACTAATGAAACTAACTCTCCTTCTTCTACTTTTCCTCCAAGTTTAGCTAAAATAGATACTATTATTGCTTCAAGATAATCAATAGAAATAGTTGTAACTTTTTCTAATTCAATAAATAAAAACAAAATAGATAATATTAATTCAAAATAGTTTTTTTCTACAGCATTTTTCCCAACTATATAAGCATCGTTTATTAATTCGAAACAGTATTTTAAATTAAATTGTATGTTAAATAATTTGTTAGATTTTCCTTTTTTTAAATTACGAATATCAACAATATGAGCATAAAACTCTTCCTGAGAAATTAATTCTATAGATGCATCTAAAATACGATTAAGAACAATCTCATTGACACATGATGATTTTACTCTATTCGCCAGCCGCTGTATTTCAGCAATTCTTTCATTATGAGAATATGAGCCATCTTTATCAAAGCTTTTCACAATAAGTTTTGCAGCACGCAACTGAGCTTCAGCATATTTTTGATTATTTTTTTCTATTACCTTTCTCACAACTGGTATATTTTTTTGATATGCTTTATTGGTCATTGAATCAATTTTTTTTTGTTTTTAAATCAACTGAAGACAAAACACTATCATCTAATATCAATTGTCGTACTTTAGACATAATCGTATTCCTCCAAATTATTTATGTATCTTCCAATTGGGGCAATTGAATCAAATTCATCTGACTTCACAAGTCTATTCCCATTAAAATACTTTACAGTTTTAGCATCATGCATGTAAATCCATGGTTCGGGCTCAAGCGATGAGCATGTTGCATCAATTATTATCAATCCATCAACTAAACCTTTCTTATAATTCTTAATGCTTGAAATTTCTACAATCCATATAAACTTTGGCATATTCATTCTAGCTATTGTATGCTTCAATTTTGTGTTATTAAAATTATGTAATGATTTAGTTTTAAATGAATTAGATGAAGTAATAAAAATTCTTAAAATCTTTGGTGAAGACAAATATTTTAAATTGTTTTTTATTAACAAATCCACAACAATATTATATATTTCATTGTATGTAATCTGCATTTTTTCATATAGAGGAATAATAAAATAATCTATATTATCTAAGTTATATACTGGATTTATATCTTGGTTTTCTGGCAAATCATTCACATTACAGTATACTGAACGATATGGAAAGTAATTATCATCATTAACTATGACTGATTTTATAAAACGTGTACTTAATATAATATCCGTTTTCTTTTCAGAATATTCTACTTTTTCATATAAATCACACAGTCTATTACTGTCAAATTCCAAACTAATTGCACCATGACCTATAATACATATTGCATGTTCTGATTTTGATGATATGCCTATTAATGGCAATCCAGATTCTATATAAGACAATATCTCGTTGAGATATTGCCTTGCATTCAAACTGCTTTTCTTATCTCTTATAAGGGTAGAAAAATTATACTGCATTAATAAATTGGATATTTGACGAGTACTTAATCCTCTACAAGGTGTTTTTCTATCTAAATTGAACTGTATTTTGTCACATATTTCCCCCATTGTCATATCAGCATAATTCGACTGAATATTTCCAAAATATCTCAATGTTGCCCATAGAGCAACATGTGCACATGTTGAAATATCGTTTTCTTGATGCATCCACGGAAAACATTCAATATCAATCATGCTTCCAACAACGTTAGCCGTAAATTGACCTGTCATTAAATATGCTCTTTGATCTAGAAGTAGTGAAGGGTGCAAATATGTTCGTCCTATCTTTTTTACAGCAGTAGGTCTAAGCGTAATAAAGCCAAAATAATCATTATTATTAAACACATGCAATCTATAACAATCTTTTGTGTACTCTTTAAATTTTTTGAATAATGAATATAAAATGTACTTAAATAATCTTTGTCTGCATAAGGAAATTCCACAATAATTTTATTACACTTCAGTCCCAAATATTGTTTAAGTTCATCAATTGTTTCTGAATTAATGTGACTTTTTCTTATAAAACTTAATAGATTATCATAATCAGACAACCCATTTATATATACAGTTCTAATATCAATCACGTCTATTCTTCTCCTCTATTCTATACTTATTATATCACAAATCAAGAGAAAATTCTACTAACAAGAAAAAATATTTTTTCACAAATTTGCGAAGCAATTTTGCTTAGAATTTATTTATTATTACCAAGTGATATTTTATTTAATATACTACTACATCTGAAACTAAACGAATAATATACGAATTATAAATGCAACAAATCAGCAAGTATTCTTTATAAGTGTCATTTTAAAAATAAATCTGGCATCTATAAAAAACCTATTTGCAAGAAAATTAACAACATAAAATAAGTTTATTTGAATATCTAATTAGCAAAGTATTAAAAAATAGAGAGTACCATATATTTTTATACGAGTCATTTAACGCTGTATATACCTACCAATCATGTTTACTAGCTGCAAATCAACATGAAATTTCCGTGCTACTTCCTCAAGTGAATCTTGGCCAATTAACAGCTCTTTAATAATTTGAAGGATTTTTTTGCATGTTTTGTCACTTATTTTCGAATTATTCATCAAATTATTAACAGCTTCCAGGTTTAGGCAAAACATTTGTCTTTGTTGCATTGATTCTAGCATTGGTTGATTTTCTGAAGGCAATTGTGTTGATTCTTTTTCTCGCTGTTGATAATTCTTAACATATATGGTCTGTCCAAATGCCGTTTGTAATTTTTTAACCGTAATAATCATTTTTGTAGCTGAAATATTATAGGAATCAATTTGACGTAGCATTCCCATCGGAGTCTTATTCCAGCCATCTTTTTCTTTGATTACTTGACTTATATATTTTTTTGAAGTTTCCAATTTTTTATCAGACATCAAAAGCTCTGTCATTTGTATAAAACAATTATAATCCTGAACCAACCTCCATTCATTTGGTATCCAGCTAGTTCCACAGATCATGCCTAGCATTGCTCCAGTCATAGAGGCAATTGTATCAGTATCCATTCCAACAGCAAAAGCCGGAACTTTAATCCCAAGAGCAGGATTATTCGCATATTTTGATGTTAAATAAATAGCCGTAAGAACAGCAACATCTCCTGCTCCATTAGTCTTTGAAAAACATTCTAAATTAGAGAATACTTTTCTATCATCTTCCATCAAACCTTTATTTAAAGCATCTTGAATATATATTAGTTGCTTTACCATATATGAAACAGTCTCATTCCATACAGCAATATAATCATATCCACTTTTTTCAACAGCTAAACTTTTCCATTCATTCAATACATCAAAATCAGGAATATGACCCCATATTTTTTGTCCATCTAATACTGCAGATACAATTTCACCATACTTTAGTACTTCATTCTTTTTAAGAAGATAATTCAATGTATAAGCATAACATGTTGCACCAAGCAATGCACGAGGATGACCATGTGTAATTATTCCGTCACGCAGTACTTCAACCATAAGTTCTGTAATGCTTTCACTATGAATTCTACCAATCACATGTGGCAAAATTCGCATTGCTACACCATTTCCTCCTGCTGCAAAATAATCGTGCGGATTATTTTTTTTCCACAAAACAGTCTTTTCTTTGCAGGCAGTAGCGGCTTTCAGAAGTGAGTTACCTCCACCTCTTTGATATGACAACCAGTACGGCAATTCATATCGAACTAGGCTATTTTCCCAGTTTTCAGTAAGAATACTTCTTGCAACTGCTAACATCATTTGTGTATCATCGCTATATTCTCCAGGTAGAATTTGTTCCTTGTGCCAACAAGGATAACGAGTATTTCTTATCCAACTTACAAACAAATCATTAACAGTACTATTTTTTTGGACATTTTTCGATCTGGTTTCATTTGGCCAGCCAAGGGCATCACCAATCGCTGTTGCAATCATGGCTCCTTGACATTTTTCTTGTTTCGTTGGTATTAAATCTGTCAAAAAACATCACCGCTTTCAATCATATAAGTATTCATATTCTTTTGGAAACTGACCATTCCTAACCATATCACTCCACGTTTTTGTGAAAATTTCCTTGCAAATAGAAATTTTGATTTGAGTTTGATTAGTTATTTTCAACATAGCCGCAGTTCTCTCTGCCATTTCTTTATTAGGAACTACTATACCAAAAATCAAATTTCTTGGTATGTTATTCTTTATCAAAATTTCAGCTTGTCCATCTGTCGGACAACAGGCTGGCATCATTGAGCTTCTTAAGTATTTATATGTCGGCTGTTTGGGTGCGAAAATACTTTCCAACTGGCTCATGTCGTTATTAATATATGCTCCAAACTCCTTGCTTGCATTACATGGACAGAATTTTGCATTTCTATGATTCAGCACGGATGGTTGAATATACAAAACAACCCATTCTTTAAATATCAAATCAAAATTTTTATCTCTAGCTTTACTAAGATACCAAGAATTAGGATACTGAATAGAGCAACACACGTAATTAGTCTCTCCATCATATCGTTCAGCATCTGTCACATTTTTTATATCATTGCTAATAACACTGCTTGCCAATATTCCTTGTTCAGATTCAAGTATATGACATAGTTTCTGGAACTTTGTAAAGTGGCATAAACGCGTAACTCCATGCTTTTTTAAAATTTCATATCCATTCATATTCCATCATTCTCCTGATAATAATCGTAATTCATAGATGATTCTGGAAATAAGAATGACAATTCTCCACTATAAGTCATATATAGACCATATTTTGATCTTGTAGCAGCCACATACAATAGTTTAAGTTCATCACTATATGCGATTTCTTGAGAAACTGCTGCCTCTATAGCCTTTTGATTAGGAAAATGATTAGAATCTAATAATGGAACAAACACATAATCAAATTCAAGTCCCTTTACACTATGATATGTTGATATATATATATCTTTTGAATTTCTAACTCCCGGAGTATCCTTACTAATCAAATGTATATATTGCCCCTTATTTTTAAAAGCAGACTCCAATATTGCTTGTTCCTCATAACTTCTGCACACCACAACAACAGAAGAAGTTCTACTCATGGAAATAGCTCGGTCTGTAACCCAAGCAATTTCATTTGTTACATTAGAGAACCTCACAAGAATTGGCTTTGGACCTTCTGCTATAAATGGTGTAGCACTAATCATATCCATCTTTTGCTTCCAATACTTGGATTTGATAATATCCTGTGAAAACTTAATAATGGATTCTGGATTTCGATAATTTATTTCGAATTTCCATATCTTACTTGTTTCAATTCCCGAATCCCTCCATGAAAGACGGTTTCCATAAATCTGCTGTGCCACATCACCAAAAAAAGTAAATGATCCTCTATCATGTGTTGCATTAACCAAAGATTTAATCATCATAGGGGAAAAATCTTGACCTTCATCAACAATAATGTGTGTATACCGTCTCTCAGTATTATCAATTTCCAACTCACAATTAGCATAAAAGGCAAGGTCATCCCAATCATATTTCAAACCATCTGCAGCTCGCAGCTCAAGATATCTTTCATAAACCTTAGCTATCCATTTTCGGTTCTCACGTGTAATATATGCAGATGCCCTTCCAATTCTTTCTGCCTGTTGATATTCACTAAAATTTTTAAAACCAAATTGCTGAATAAAAACAATCTCATCATAAAAGAATTCCTTTGAACGTTCAAAAGTCGATTCATATGGATATTCATTCCTACATTGAAAAATAGCTTTTTCTATATATTCTCTTTTTTTATTAGTAGAAAGAACACCATTATAACTAGGCATTTTCCCTCTGCTGTTAAGATATCCCCTAGCAAACTTGTGATAACTCTCTACAACCAATCCAGGGCACACTCTATTATTAATACTTTTCATATACTCTACCAAGGCGTTATTAAAAGTAACCAACAATACTAGAGGTTTACTTGGTAAATTAGAAAGGAAAATAGCTCTTTGTAATGCAATTGTCGTCTTCCCGCTACCGGCGGTACCAAGCACAACTGTATGTCCTGTAACAGGTAAAGCCATAACCTCTGCCTGTTTACCTTGAAGTGTAATGTTCATTATTTTATCCTACCTTTCCTAAAAAATATATAGAAGAAAAATAGTAATGCATAGCATATATCTATAACATTCACACCTCAATATGAATACTATAACATAATTATATGCATATGTCAATTTTTGCACTATGAATAATCGTATAAATCAGTTTTAATGCTGATAACAAAAATACTATTGCTATCCATACATTCAACGATCGGATAACCTTAATATTATTAATATTCAATCATTTTTTGCCTTTTAAACCAAATAAGTATAAATCACTGATCAACCATAGATAACTATAAATATTCTGCCACTAAAAAATCATACAAAACTTTAAAATAGAAATTCAAAAAGCAACTCAAATTATATTATATTGTAATTCAATCGAAATTTATGGTATTCTCTACAGTGAACTGTTTGCTCAATATATCGATAGTTCTATCCACAATCGTCATTATTTTTAACTTTTGTTCTTCCGACAATCCGATAAAATCAAACTGAACTCCATCATCAACAAATGAGTTATCATATATTCTTTGGAGTTCACAAAGTAATTCATCCACAACTTCATATTCATCAGTGTATCTTGGAAGATCATTATCAATCACTTTACCGTTTTCATATATCCAAACAGGATAACATTTATACTCAAGTTTAAGTTTTAAAATCATATTAATCTCCATTCTGCCGCTAAAGCGTCAGCACAAATAGGAATGAAAGCAGCTGACAGCGGCGATTTATCAAAAATGTGATAATTACTGTATGAGGGAAAGGCAAACTACAACGCACGGTAGGAGGAGTCGTAGACTTGCTATACGCACTCAAACAGTATATTAATCAGTGTTGGAATCATCTTTTCAAGCACAAATAAGTGGCGCCTTCAGCCCGTACGCTAAGAATTGTTTTAGCACCTGTTAAATTGTGTGATGATTCAGTCCCTGCCTTCCTCCATCTTTTTTACTGGTCTGTATGAAAAGCAGTGAGAAGAATCGTTTTCAGAATGCCTTTACTGTTTGCAATGTTGCTCTTGATTCTGTTGTTTCCGATATGTTCGGAAAATCCGCATCGGCAATAACCGACTATTTGATTTCTGATGAAGCCTTCAATCCGGAACATTGTGTTTCTCTTTTACAGCGTTCTCTGAAAAAGAAATCTGATTCCGTGCTTGAGTCTATTGAAGGGTATTCTATCACTTCTGAACAAAAGCTTCGTATGCGAATTGTCCGTTCTCACCTGAATCACATCAGCAAGTTAATTGCAAAAGTGGATGATGCGATTCATTCCATGGTTGAAAAACACGAAGGTCTGATATCGCTTTTGTGTACCATTCCTGGAATTGATCGCAATTGTGCCATTACAATCTTCTTTGAAATTGGTACAGATATGTCTCAGTTTGGTTCCTAAAAACGATTATGCTGCTGGGCGGGATTAACACCCGGCAACAATGAATCTGCCTGAAAAAAGAAGCCTGTTCGGATCACAAGTGCCGGAGTCTATCTCAAACCTGCATTAGTGCAAGCTGCACATGCAGCCGTGAAATCCAAAGAATCTTCTTACTACCGTCTGAAATATGAGAATATCTCCAAACGCAGAGGCAAAAAACGGGCAATCATCGCCATTGCAAGAATGATTCTCACTGCGATCTATTCCATGATATCTACTGGTGAAGTCTGGAATCCTACCGACCTTGTGAAAATGGATATGCCGGAATCTCTCAAGGAAAAAATGCTTTCCAAAGCGATAAAACAAGCCACTAAATTTCTTCAAAATCAAGGGTTGACTGTTTTGTAGCACTGTTTTTCTTTGTGCTTTCAGGCTCTGCAAAAAAATGATACTTGCAGGGCCTTGTTGTTGTGCCCGTTTGGTGGTGTGTTGGTTAGTTCTTTCACGCTATTACTCCTAATCATTTTATCTTGGATTAGCGCCTACTATAAAGCCATTATCTCCTATAGTTACTGCAATTTCTCTTGTTTCACCATTATATTCAAATGAATATATCGGTCTTCCAGGAGGTCTTCCCTGTGTTCCAATTATTTCTCCATTTGTTACAGCATCCATAACATAATCAGGTATTTGCTCTGGACTAATTCCTTGGTTTGCAAAATCTCCTGCATGTTCTTCAAGAATATGTTGATATCCAGCATTACTGTTGCCTTCTTCAAGCCAAACAACTTTGCCATCAACATCTCTCGTCATTCTCATAATCTTATTTTCATTGAATTTAATGTTATTATCTTTTAATTCCTGGATTAAATCCGGATCTTTAGGATAATTCGCATTATGCACCCAAACTGCACAATCGCCAACATAATATGTATGAAAATCCTCCACCTGGAAATTAAAAACATCAACAAGATTTTCTGTTTCTTCAATGTTATAGTGTAACCGCCAACCACACCCTAACGTTGATTGGGCACTAAAAAAGCGATAAAATAGTTCCAAAGGGATTTACCCCGAAAGGAGCTGAGAATATGCCAACGATCAGAGAAGTAAAGACCG